ACTCCCTTCTATTCTATCTGATGCTCTTAGTGTTAGCTTTGACCCACATATCGGTCATGACTTCATAGAAGATGCAGATGCAAGATGGGACTTTTATCATACTGAAGAAGTAAAGATCAAGTTTGATCTTGATCTAATGAATAAGATTACCAAAGGTGGCTTGTCTAAGAAGACATTGAATATATGTCTTGCTGGTACTGGTGTTGGTAAGAGTATGTTTATGTGTCATTGTGCTGCAGCTAATCTAAGAGATGCTCAGAATGTATTGTATATTACATTAGAGATGGCAGAAGAAAGAATAGCAGAACGTATTGATGCTAATATGATGAGTAGCACAATAGATGAAGTAAGAGGTTATGAGAAAGATGAATACGATAAAAAGATAAGACGTATTGAGAATAACTATAAAGGTAAGATAGTTATCAAAGAGTATCCTACTACAGGAGCTGGAGCTAACCACTTCAGATATCTGTTACAAGAACTGAAAGTAAAGAAGAACTTTGTACCAGATATAATCTACATTGACTATCTTAACATATGTATGAGTGCGAGGATAAAATATGGTGCAGGAGTCAATTCGTACACGTATGTCAAAGCAATTGCAGAAGAGTTACGAGGCCTCGCTGTGGAATATGACGTGCCAATCGTCTCTGCGACACAAACAACACGATCGGGTTACACGTCTAGTGACTTGGGGCTTGAAGACACCTCGGAGAGCTTTGGTTTGCCGGCGACTGCTGACTTTATGTTTGCGATTATTAGCACAGAAGAGTTAGATAACTTGAACCAGATACTTGTTAAACAATTGAAGAACAGATACAGTGATCCAGCTATGGACAAGAGATTTGTCATAGGAGTTGACAGAGCAAAGATGACTCTATATGACACTGAGCAGAATGCTCAAGACGACATCTTAGATGATGCTATCTTTGATGAAACACCAACAGGACAAGCAATGGGCGATAAATTCAAGGAGTTTGTATATTGAAGTATTCTGTTAGAAAAAGACAAGGTCTCTTTTGTGTTCATGAGTTGAAGACTGATCAGATAATAGAGAAGTTTGAACTCAAAGAAGAAGCTAGTGCATTAGCACGTTTTCTTGAGTCTGGAGGTGGTTTTGCTGGAGAAACACCACGTTTTTTTGTTGAAAACGTGGCAATCATTACAGATGAAAATTATAAATAGATATATCAATGTGTGTTAGTATCGACGTGGGGGCGCCGTTACTAGAAGGCAAGAGTGTAGTCAAACTACAACAGACGGAACTGATTGGGAAGTCTTTTAGACCTGTGGGGTTCAGCCAATCCAACATTGATAACTGCAAAGGCCCATTGGTTGGTTAACACAATGGGCCTTTTTCTTTAACTAAAATTTCTTGGAACTTGGGAGATCTCATAAATATCTCAACGGTTAGAGGTTAACATTATAAAGTTATTTAGCTTTTAAGATGGCAGGGAGTGGATAAAAAAATGGATTTATATCCAGAATCACAAGATTTTTTAGATGGGTTTGCATATAGTAAAAAACATAAAGTTCACGAAGCATACGTACAATACTTCTTGGAGACATATAGAATAACTGGCAACTCCAAATATAGTAAGAATAATGCTGTAAGGTTAGCCACTCAAGAAGTTGATACTCATGCATACAATTTGGAGATAGTGTAGTGCCAGATGTCAGATTGCAAGATGTTATCTTTGATAAGATGAATGCATTAGAGTGCGCATTAGCAAGACAGGACCATCTTGATAAACAAAAAAGAGGTACACTATGGGATCAAATCTCATGGTTGAATAGAATGAATATAGCTTTAGGACAGAAAGATAAAGAAATATTACAGTTTGCTATAAATG